ACAGCTTTAAGTGCTAGTAATTTAACATCTGGAACTATTCCTGATGCTAGATTCCCTGCAACCTTGCCAGCAGTTAGTGGTGCAAACTTAACTAACTTACCATCAAGTCCTTACAACATACAAATAAACACACTGTCTAGCTCTAGCGGTGCAGGCGGCGGTAGTGCTACCTTTAACGGTTCAGCTACAAGATTTACATTATCTAATGCGGGAGCAAATGCACAAGCACATATTGTTAGCGTCAATGGAGTCATTCAGAAACCTAATAGCGGAACCAGTCCAAGCGAAGGATTTGCTATTGATGGTAATGACATTATATTTGCCAGTGCCCCTGCTAGTGGTGCTGACTTCTTTATTCTCACCCTCGGAACAGCAATAAGTGTTGGTACTCCAAGTGACAACACAGTTACAACAGCTAAGATAGCATCTAATGCAGTTACTAATGTTAAGATAGCTGATGACACTATATCCGAAGCAAAGCTAGATATACATGCAGCTCCTTCTGGAACTGACAAAGTACTTGGCTACACAGCTAATGGTATGGAGTGGGTAACGGCAGCAGCTGGGGCAACAGGTGGAGGAACTGACAAAATCTTCTATGAAAATGGTCAGACCGTAACAACCAATTACACAATTAGTAACAACAACAACGCTATGTCCGCTGGCCCTATAACAATTAATTCTGGTATCGCTGTAACGATTGGTACTGGAGAAAACTGGACAATCGTATAAATTATGCCAATTACATTAAACGGGTCTGGCACAGTAACCGGTATATCCGCTGGTGGTTTACCAGATGGAATTATACAAAGTGCCGATTTAGCAACAGGAGTTGGTGGTAAAATTCTTCAAGTTGTTCAAGCAACTAAAACAAACAATCAGAGTTTTACTTCTTCTAGTAGTGGTGATGATAGATATGACATAACTGGTTTAAGTGTCTCCATAACTCCCTCATCTTCGTCAAATAAAATTTTGATTACTTATAACGTAAACGTTGGTGGCCCTAATGGTGGTTATAGAGCTTTTCTTCATTTGATGAGAGGATCTACAGACATTTATCTAGGTGATAATGCAAGTAATCGAACAAGATGTAGTAATTTTATATACACTCGAAATGATTCAGTTGGTCATGTACCAGCTTATTTAAACTCTGGAACATTTTTAGACGCACCATCAACAACAAGTGCTACAACATATAAAATACAGATTACTACACATAATCCTAGTGGAAATGTTTACTATGTAAATACAGCTGGATCTAATCCTAGTAGCACATCAGGTATGAATCCTGTTAGTCAAATCACAGTAATGGAGGTAGCAGTATAATGTCATTAACAAAAATAACAGGTGGAGACGGTATCAAAGATGGTACTATCAAAGAAGCCGATCTTAATATAGACAATACCCCTACAAATGATTATGTACTAACTGCTAAATCTAGTGCAGCTGGTGGCCTTACATGGGCTGAAGCTAGTGCTGGTGCGGCAGGCGGTGGGTCGGACAAAATCTTTTGGGAAAACGGCACTACAGTAACTACCAGCTACACGATTAGTAATAATCACAACGCTGGTACGTTTGGGCCTATTACAGTAAACTCAGGAGCTACAGTAACTGTAGGTTCTGGCGAAACATGGACAATTATTTAACATGCCAGTAATTATAAACGGAACAAGTGGAGATATATCAGCTTCAAGTTTGACGGGTGTATCTACAGGTAAAATTCTTCAAGTTCTTCAAGTTGTAAAAAGTGATGCTTTTTCATCTTCTTCAAATGACACAGATATAACAGGGTTAAGCGTAAATATAACACCTTCATCTTCTAGTAATAAAATATTAGTTATGGCTTATGTAACTTGTATGGGTGGTAATCTTCCGACTGGTCTTAAGCTAAACGGAACTGCAAACGGAGATATCCTCTTACCTTCAAATAGTGATGCTGGATCTAGACAAAAGCGGTCAGGAAGTGAAGCTTATGAATCTCGAAATGATACAAATACAATGCAATCTTTAGTTTTTTTAGATTCTCCAAATACCACTAATCAACAGACTTATAAAGTTAAAATAGTTACTGGTGGTGCAACTATAAATGTAAACCGAACTAATGTTGATTCTGATAGCAGTAGTTATACCAGAGGGTGCTCAACAATAACAGTAATGGAGGTAGCAGCATGACAGTAAAATTAGTTGGATCTACCTCAGGGTCAGTATCTTTACAAGCTCCAGCATCAACATCTGGTGGTGCACATAGAGTTTTAACTTTGCCAGATGTAAACGGCACAGTAGCTACAACAACTACTGCCGGTAAAATTCTACAAGTTAAACAGGCTGTTAAAACTGATACATCATCAACAACAGGCTTTGGATGGGTTACAATTCCGGGTACAGATGAAACAGGAAGTGGCTCTAATTTTGAAGTTAATATTACACCTTCAGCTACATCAAGTAAAATATTAGTTACTTGGGGTATTCATCTTTCAGTTTCTTCAAGTGTATATTCTGGTGGATTAAAACTAAGAAGAAACAGCACTGATTTATTTATTGGAGATGCAAGCTCTAGCAGAACAAGAGCAACAAACTGGGTCGTTGGTTGGAATAGTAATGCTAACAGGCATCCTTGGTTTTTAGGTGGTACATTTTTAGACTCCCCAAATACAACGAGTGCAGTAACATATGATATTCAATTTACTTCTGGATACAGTAGTTATACAGTTTATATAAATAGACCGCACAGTTTATGGGATGATGCACAACAAGTTGGTGTAACACCCAGTTCAATAACTTGTCAGGAGGTAGCAGCATGAGTCAATTAAAATTAACCGCAGATGGCGGTGGAGGAACAGTTGCTATCAAAGCACCAGCCAGTACAACTGGTAATGCAGCTATTGAACTGACTGTACCCGGAACTGGTAATGCAACTTTATTAACATCTGCAACAAGTACAGGTAAAATTCTTCAAGTTGTTAGTGCAAATAAAACCACAGTTCAATCAACATCTTCAACAAGTTATGTTGATGTGACTGATATGACAGCGTCAATAACACCATCATCTAGTAGCAGTAAAGTATTAGTTATGATGACTTTGACAATACAAAAATCAGATTATACTTTTTTCGCGAGATTATTAAGAAACTCAACTGAGATAGGAACCCCATCAGGTAATAATAGTGGTATAAGTGTTTATAACAGTAACGATCAGAATCAGAATGAGGGTAGGGCGGTAATATTTCTTGACTCTCCTAACACTACAAATGCTACTACCTATAAGTTACAAATGAGAAGTGATGGTTCATCTACAATATATTTTAATGCACATAGTAGTGGAACTACAAATGATTATATAACACCATCAAGTATTACTTTGATGGAGGTAGGAGCATAATGGCAACTTTAAACGCAACAAATTTAAAACATGCTTCCTCCAGTTCTAACAATATTGTTTTAGCTGCTGATGGAAGTACAACTATATCTGGTAACGCGACTTGTTCTGGTACAGCTACTGGATTTGGTGGAGGTAAGATTCTTAAGATTGAAAGCTTTGTTTATAAAGGTCTTTCTAGTGCTCAAAGTAATAGTAACGCATATATGGCTACTCCTTTGGTTTGTAGTATTACTCCAAGTGCAGCAAACAGTAAAATTTATGTAAGTTATAGTTTACTTATGGGTATGGGTAATAATGTTAGATCTGGTGCTACTGTATATAGAGATATAAATAGTGGTGGATTTAGTCAATTAGATACTGTAAAAGCAGACGCAAGTGGATCTAACCAAAGGCTGACAAACGTAACTAATGGTGCAAACCAATGGACACCATCTACCGTTTCACAGACTTTTGTAGATTCACCGTCTTATTCTGTTGGAAATTCTATTTCGTATAAACTTTATACTTGGGCAGAATCAAACAGTACAGTATATATTAATAGAATAGAAGCACACGATAGTGCATCTGCAGCTTACGGTGTAGGTGTTTCAACTATGACTCTTATGGAAATTTCAGCTTAACAACAAACAATTATTTTTTTTAACAAAATGGATCACGAAGCAATTTATTCTGCATACGCAGGCACAGTAGTAACAATAGACGACTCCGCTGGAGCGTTTGACAAAGACGGCAACAAGGTAACTCTTGATGATGCTAAAGTAGCAGCAGCTCGTAAGTCAATTGACGACGCGTATGCGGCTCTAGAATATCAAAGAAAAAGAAGAGCAGAGTACCCATCTTGGGAAGATCAACTAGATAAAATATATCACTCAGGCATAGACGCTTGGAAAGCAGATATTAAAGCAATTAAAGATAAGTACCCAAAACCATAGGAGGGTAGATAATGTCACGAATAATCGTAGACTCAATACGTAACTCAAGTGCGTCTTCGGATGCACTTACACTTAGTTCAGATGGTAAGGTAGCATTTCCTAATAACACAGGTAATATTCTTCAAGTAGCTCAAAGCACTAAACAAGATGCTTGGAGTTATACAGCAAATACCACTGCACCAGTAGATATAACTGGTACAGATCAAAGTGGTAGTGGTTCAGTATTTTGTGTAAAAATTACACCTTCATCTACAAGCAATAAAATATTATTTACATGTAGTTTTATGTTAGGTATGGGAGGAGGAGCTGCATATGTACAAGGTTTTATGAAAAGAGGTACTACTACACTTTTACCCGGAACTCATGGAACTGGAAATATGGTAAATTGTACTTTTGGTAGAAGTGGTACAGGATCATCATACTATGTAGAAAATGTAAATTTTACATATCTAGATAGTCCAAGTAGTACTTCAGAATTGACATATAAAGTACAGTTCGGAAAAGGTGATGGCAGTTATAGTGTTTACGTTAATAGACCAGCTACTTTAGATAATCAGGTTTACAACACTCTTGGTAGTTCTACTCTTACAGTCATGGAAGTAGCAGCATAGTGGAAATACCCACCTTTCCTACTATACAAACCCCATCAATACCTCTCCCTACAGCAGATGTTCCATCCTACATACCGTTGGTTGTACCTCCGAGCGATCTTCGCGAACCAGAAGGGACACAACCAGCAAAAACCGCCGAGGTGCAACCTCAAACAAGAAAGTTAGATATACCTATTATAGATATACAAATGCCGCTACCGTCACCAGAAGTTATGGTTACAGCCGTAACTACGGCGGTGGCAGCTGTGGCTACAACCACCCTTGCCCAACCTTTCTTTGATATAATCAAGAAACGAGTACAGAAGTTTTTACAAGGCAAGATAGATAAATGGAAGAAAAAAAGAAAGGTATCCTTACAAAAATAAAAGAGGGCATAGACGACCATGACGAGCAGATGGCTATACTGGCTGCAATAGTACGGCTAGCTGTAGTAATCTGGTCTGGGTTTATTATTACCTTAAATTATGTAGAAATACCAATGATTAAGAAGTCTGGCAATAGCGATATAACTTTCGTCGCTTCGATTTTTACGGGGGCACTTGCCACATTCGGGCTTACTACAGGTAAAAATAACGGTAATAAACCAACTTCTTGTCCAATGATGAAAAAACAAGACGAACCAAAATGAAGAAATGGATTCTTCTCTTAGCTCTGTTGTCACCCGCAGTTGCAAGAGCAAATACTGTTACACCCCAGTTTACAACAGGGTCTATGAACAGTACAACAACTACAACTCAAACTATAACAGAAGTAACCCAAAAGCAAGTGTATGGTGCAGCTGTGAACACATGGTCAGGCAGCAACGTAACACCGTCGGCAGATATATCCGGCACTGGTACAACCTTTTCAGTAACAGATACTTCGTTACCATGGAATCTAGAAACAACAACCCGAGCAGCTGGTTTAGTAGAGCAGTGGGAT